GTTCTTGTTTATGGCTGTATGACTCTACAACCTGACCAAAGCCTGCATGAAACTTACCATACATCCCAGAATGCGAGTTATGGATAAAGTTGCTCTTTATAAACAACATGTTAGCATCTTTTTCACACTGGTCGCATTTTATTTTACGTTTAATATTATTAGAATCGTTTTGTATGTCAAGCTGACGATGTCCGTCTTTGCATTCATAATCGTGAAATACTAACATTATCCTTGTCCTGGTGCATTTTGCACCGCTTGGCTAACTTCTTGAGCTTGCGACTTAACCAAAGAAACAATATTACCTTCTGCTACACCTGCATTTGTTCCACCAACAGCTTGAGGTGCTTGACCTTGAGCCATCTGGTTAAGCATCTGTTGATGTTGCTGAACATGGTTTTGCACTACACCCATAACCTGTTGTTGTTGCTGTGGAAGTAATTGTTGAAATTGTGGAAGTTGTTGTATTTGCTGATGATACTGTATGTGAAGTTTATGATCTTCAAAAGGTGTAACCCCAGGATCACCACCATTAATTAAATAAGCCACGTTTTCTAACTGAGCCGCTTTAACTGCATCACCGTCTTCAGCGTTACCCAGATATTTGTCAGGGTCTTGCACACGGAACGAAGCCAATAAGCCTTTAATTGCTTCAATGCGGTTTATCTCTGGTAAATTAATCGTCATATTAAAAAGCTGTAGTGCATCCTGACGTTCAAGCTGTTCCGTCAACGGTTGCATACTACCAGCCTGTATTTCTATTTTGTATCGTATTCGCAAAAGGTCTGCCGTAACTGCTTCAAAAACAGGATCTTCCGTGTCTTGAGCTACGTTAACCAAAAATTCATCAGGCAAATATCTTTCATCAGCCATCATACGTAATGAGTTACGAACAATAGACCGATACGCATCGGCTACACGCAACTGCATCCACTCGCGGTTCACCTGAGCAAAACTTGCAGACAAGCTGGCCTGTGTGGCTGTGACTTTCGGCCCACCGCCCATTGCCATCTGAGATACGTTTAGACTTTGTTCTTCATAGCTTTGTGCATCCGACTCCAGACCCAACTGATCCGGTGGAGGGTTGCCAAAGTTCATTTCACGCATACTGGTATTAGGATCTTCTACCCATATGATCTCACCGTCACGACCGTTTTCTAACGTATCACCAATGTCTTGATTTGCTTCACGTTCTCTTCGAGAAGCTAAAACTACACGTTGGAAACGCTTTAACAGATCGGCTCTGCGTGATACGGACTCTACTATAAGTGACTGTGTATCCTCAACATACGCCATTGGGGGTTCGCCGTAAAACGAGCGTTCGGTCTGGTCAAACCGCAGTGCGTGATATGGGAAACCACCGTCCATCAAATATCCACCAGCAGGCTCAAACTCGCCTGTCATCATTTCTTCGCCAGTAAAAGGATCAGTTTCTGTAATTGGCTGCATCGCCAAAAACGGATGATCTACTTCTTCAATAGGTTCATCCAATCCTTCGGCAAACGTAATGCGTTTTTTATGCAAACGGTCATGTATTTCATACAAACAAACCATTGCACCCTGCTTAGAATGCTGCACCGCATTGTATTCATCGCTATGCTCAGAGTCTTGCATATCGTATATAAACGAATCAGCCTGATCTTCATCTGACATCGCTTTTATTTGCCGTCTGTTTTTAAACCTGTCATCCTCTTTAACAAACTCTAAAGGCACCATCATTTTTTCAATGATATACCGTGCGCCTGACAATTTGTGCGGAGGAGTAAGCGGATCAATGTATATATTAAAAGGCGAAACTCGATGTACGTAAGGAAAATCGTTTTCCTGAGCATCGTTAATAGTATACGGTGCAACAATATCGTCATCACCTGGAGGGTTGTATCCAAATTTTAGCCAACCCACACTACAAAACAGTGCATCAAAAATAACCTGTTGCACTTCGCGTTTAGCATCCATCTGTTCTAATGTAGCATTAGCCACACGTTCCAATATTTCAGCCGCAAAGTCTCTACCAGGTTCCTCAACTTTAAAAAAAACATGAGGATAATTAAAAGAAACACTGGCTATGATCTGACGGGCAAGTGGATACATACGGGATATTTTAACAATCTTATCCTCGTCAAGGTTTGGAACGTCAAAGTCAAGCTCGTATGTCTTGAGAAGCCTACGCCACGTTTTGTGGCGCGTCTTCATGTATTTTCGACCGTCCTCTATAGCCCCTTGCCAGTATTCGATCTGTCTTTCTTTCAAACTATTTGCCTTTGCCACCCTTTTTAAGGTTGTCTGACCCAGCAGCTTTTGGCGTTACGCGAGTACCTTTTTTGCCACGATTTGGTTTAGTCGTTGTTGGCGTACCGTTAAAACCTTGCATATTCTTATCTCCTTGTTATGCCGGAGCGTATCGCCCTTTGCGAACACCCCAACCTTGTTCCATCATGTCAATAACTTCTTGTCCGGTTCCTTCGTAAGGTCTTTCTTCTTCTGGTTTATGCGGTTTATACACATGCATCATCGCATAACGTAATTCATCTGCTGCGTGGTCTTCTGCGTGAGTGTCTAAATCCTCTGGATTCTTAGAGCTTCTTGGCAGGGCTGGCATTGTCCTGACTAAAGCATCGTTCCATCCATTAAAGCAGTAAAAGCGTTCTTTTATTAACGCATCGTTAACCACTCTCCATCCAGTAATACGATCATTGTTCGCTCTTGTCAAGTACAATCCTCGTTCGGCAAACACATCCGCAGGCGAATGGTTGATCACTTCGCTTAACCTTCTTTTAACAAACATACTTGGATCGCAATACGTTGCTTGTGGATAACGGCCACCCGTAAACGGACAACTTTCTATCATCCTTGCTATATTATCGGCATGTTGCGAAGCTGTAGCGTTTGCTTGATAATACTCACTAATGCGATAAATATTTCCATCATAGTCTACAGTGTATAAACCATAAGACGTTGGAGCAGCTTCGCCATAATCCATTCCTCCAAACAAAGGCCAGTGTTCGGGTATTTCAAAACTGTTCACAAGTATTTGTTTTTCATGCCAGTTAGTAAAATACTGACCTACAAAACTATCCCAATCACCCTCTAACCACGCTTTAACCAGTTGCTCATCGCCTACACCTTCCAACCGTTTAATATATCCAGGGTCTCGATCCAGCAATATTTTGTTGTCAGTAACCAAACTGCGGATATACATACGGTTCATACCGTCATCGCCTTCAACAATAGAAGATTCTTCTCCGGCATCAATGTAATAATCTTTTACGTTGTTATGGTTTGGCCCACCAGGGTTGCCCGATGCACGTATGCGCTTTGTCGGAACCTCTGCAGCACCTGTACGTAAACAAGCCTTTAGCTTATGATACGCTTTCATGTCGTTCCAGCTTGTAAGCTCATCCCATCCAATCCAAGTATACTGCTGACCTTGGAAATGATCTGCATCTGCCTCGTTTTCTAAGTGTCGGAGTTTTAAAGTAGACCCATTTTTAAATATCCACTGGTGTGTACCCACTTTATACTCCGCATCAGGGTATGCAGCACGAAAAATCTGACGGGAACGGTCAATAATCTCGTCCAACTCAGGGTAAGTGCGCCTAATCAGCACCCCCTTCCAGTGTTCACCGTAGGTATCTACGTCTGCAAGGAAATCTCCAAGCAAAAATTCCGACTTTCCACCACCACGCGCACCGCCAAAAAACAATTCATCAACAAAAGATGCTCGAATTGCTTTTTCTTGCGGCCCAGGTTGCGGCATCCAAGTCATTTAGTTTTAACCTTGATCTTTTTAGGTTTTGCAACCGGAACACTGCGCCAATCCTTGTTTTCTCGGTGCAAACTGCCCCAATTATGCACAATTTTAGCTACTCTACTGTCTGTAGGGTATATTTTAGGCTGATAGGTCTGTTCTTCAAGCCTCATCAGAAGTTTCCACTGTGTATGTTGTTTCTACCGCCTGATCCATCTTATTGTTCTGTTTTAGCCACTCATCGTAATTGTCAGCCCTTGGAGGCACATTCAATCCTTTAACCTCAACGGTATGCTCAACCTGTATGCGGTGATCGCCCACTTCCTCACGTATCTCCTTTAAAACCTTTAACTTAAGTGCTACTCGCC